CGGATTAATTACAAATCAACCTGCTGATGTTAACAACACTTATGTGACTGGTGCCGGCGTAGGTGCATCTAGTATTGCCACAAGACGCGCTAAAATGATTCACGCAACAAGTTGCAACACTCAATATCCTTGCAGCAGATCTTTTTCTCGTCTTGGATTGCAAATGAGCGGCGGATCAAATGATTATGCTTATAACTGGTATTTTAATGATGTTTGGCCCAATCCTTTTCCTCTGCCACGGACGCCAAACTGTTCCGGTATTTCCGGTTCGTTAAATAAAATAATTAACTCTATTTCTGGAACAGGTTCTCAATTTGGATCAGCAGTATCATGGTCTCCTGACATGACCAAATTGGCAATTGGTGCACCAATTTACCCAAGCGCAGCCAATGACGAGGGAATAGTTTATATATGTAATGCTGACGGAACATTAATTCTTTCTATTCAAACTGCCAATCAAAATTTAAAGGGTCAATTTGGTTTGAATTTATCATGGTCTCCAGATGGAACAAAACTTGCCATAGGGTCACCTTATTATAGCACAAATAATGGTTATGGTCGCGTTTATATATATGACCCAAACACGGGTTTATTAATAAATACAATTATTTCACCGTTAGGAACAACAACGCCCAATTCATTTTTTGGTTCTAGTTTGACGTGGTCTCCAGATAGTTTATTATTAGCTATAGGCATGCAGAGTGTATTTATAGCCGCAAGCCAAACAGGAAGAGTATATATTTACAATAATGCTTACGCCATTGTTGGTTCAATAGATTCACCTACAAGTGGAGTTACGAATTTTGGACTATCTTTATCATGGTCTAACGGAGGAACAAAACTGGCAATTGGCGCTTACTTGAATTCACAAAATCTTGGATTTATATATGTTTATAATCCTTATACTCTTGCTCAAATAAATACTATTTTTGCAAGCAACGTAACTTCTAGCCCAAGCCTCGCAACCAATGTGGGATGGTCGCCAGACGATTCGCAAATTGCTGTTGGAGAGCCAAATAGAAATTCGGTATTATTGTTAAATCCTAACACTGGCGCAGTTATACAGACAATAAATAATCCTAGCAGTCAATCTTCCAAGTTTGGTTCTAGTTTATCGTGGTCTAAGTGTTCTGCATATGGTTTGTATAGTTCACAATTAGCGATTGGAGCGCAAGACTTCAATTCATCTGCCGGAATTGTTTATATTTATAATTAAATCATTTAGATATAGTTTAATGTATTTACGTAACAATATGACGCAAGGAAATTTCGTGAATTGTGATGTAACGCGAAGCCATGATTTACACTCGCCAGAATTATTTGTCGCATGCTATATGACGCAAACCGCTATTAACGATATATTTGTATTGGCTACAATAATTGGAATAATTATGGGAGTAACCTTTATATTTTTTTATGGGTGTGGGACTTGCTTTTTATTATTTTACAAAAGAAAACCTTTTCCGGCAACAGATAGTTATGCGTTGTGGGAATAGACGCTCATAATTTAAAAAATTATAAATTATAAATTATATTATACACATAATTTATAATGAGGAAGAATAAGACAAAAATGAGAAAGATACGAAAAAATAAACAAACCAGAAAAAATAGAAGAATGCTTGGAGGAAACAAAGTCCAATGCTGTATTTGCGAACGCCGTGTCTCAGAGAGAAATACTTTGAACCCGAGCGCATGCTTAATGAAGAATGGATCAAAGGCTCACAGAATTTGTTCAGATTGTTGGTGGGATAGTGAAAATGGTTTTGCGAGAGAAGGCGCTAATCACGAGTGTCCCGGTTGTAAAAAAGGATTGCCTTTATTAAAACCTAAAAGTGCTTCAAAAGTGTCAGAAGTTGTTGATTTAACGTTAGATTCTTAAATAAAAAGTAAAGGTCTTAATTGGAGTTAAAATTGCCGTTAAATGTTGCTGGTCTTTGCCCCGCTGGATATCTTGACGCTGGGAAAGATGTGTAAGCTTGGCGAGGATTTGAAACAAAAGATGGGCGAAGATTTCCGTAAGTCTGCCATTGAAGCGTGTTGTAATAAACTTGCGTGTTGACAAAGTCTAATGGTCCTTGGTTCGCTCTTGTCTGAAGATTATACCACAAATAATGCGTTACTCCAACTTTGTTGGGTGTACCTGCTTTCAACATGCTTAATCCACTGTGAGCGTCGCTATGATTAACATAGGATTGAATGCTTCTAACGATTCTAGCTCTACCTGCCATATATATTTGCATTAGATTTTTATTTTTCTATATTGGGCAGATTTTATAGTTTTTAATCCTTAAAACATATTTTAGGGATTAAAATATAAATATAATCTATGTTTACAATATATATGCCAAAACTTTGTCAATTTGAAAATTGCAAAAAACAAGCTAATTATGGAACAGAAGAGGAAAAGAAAATTTTTTGCAGAGAACATAAAACTGATGATATGAAAAATATGTATCTAATGAAGTGTTTGTTTGATGGATGCAAAAAAAGAGCTGTTTATGGAAATGAGGTTAAAAAGAACATGTATTGCAAGGATCACAAAACTGAAGACACTGTTATCACTTGGTGCAAAGTATGCGAACATGAAGAGTGTAAAGTGCAATCAAGCTTTAATTTTGAGGGAGGGAAAAACCCAAGATTTTGCAGCGAACATAAAGTAGAAGGAATGATTGATGTTTTGCACAAAAAATGTGAAATTAATGGGTGTAAAATATCTCCAAGTTTTAATTTTGAAGGAGAAAAAAAAGGACGATTCTGTTTTGAACACAAATTAGATGGGATGGTTGATGTTAAATTAAAAAAATGTGCGATTCAAAATTGTAAATTATCTCCGAGCTTTAATTTTAAGGGAGAATATGCAAAATATTGTTCAACCCACAAAGAAGAAGGAATGATAAATGTTGTAACAAGAAAAAAATGTCGGTTTTTAAACTGTGAAAAAACACCGAGTTTTAATTTTGAAGGTGAAGATTCGCCTGAATTTTGTTCAAGTCACAAATTAAATGGAATGATTGATATTAGAAATATAAATGCAGCTTGTTTTTGCGGAGAAACTACCGGTCCTAGTTTTAATTTTAAAGGGTTGAAACCAAAATATTGTTCGTCTTGTAAAACTGAGGATATGATCAACATCAAAAAAAGTTATTCAAAAATATGCGAGTTTTTAAATTGCGAAAAATCACCATCATTTAATTTTAAAGAAGAAAAAATTCCAGTATTTTGTTCAACACACAAGTTAAATGGAATGGTAGATATTAAAAATTTTAAATGTGCTTGTGGAAATAATTGTTCATTTAATTTATCAGGATTAAAACCAAGATATTGTTCTTCCTGCAGGACGCCTGATATGGTAAACGTATTAGATGATAAATGTAAAAATAATGGGTGCCCTTCCAGGGCAAATAAGAAATATAAAAATTATTGTGCTTATTGCTTTCAACATTTGTTTCCTCTAGACCCTCTTACCTTTCAAATTAGGTCTAAAACAAAAGAAATTGCTGTTAGGGATTTTATTAATTCAAATTATAAAGGATTTAATCATGATAAGATTTTAGAATATGGAGGTTGCGATTGCTTGACTCGCAGGCGCATTGACCACAGAAAGTTAATTGGAAATACAATGTTATGCATTGAAACTGATGAGAATCAACACAAATCTTATAGTAAGAAAGATGAAGAAGCTAGGTATAATGATTTGCTTGTGAATTTTACGTGCAAGTATATAATTATTCGCTTTAATCCTGATTCATATGTAAATAATAAAGGTGTTAAAACCAATCCTTATATTTCTGCTCGGCTTGAACAGCTTAAAAAAGAACTAGATAAACAACTAAAACGAATTGAAAATAATGAGAATAACGAATTACTTGAGGTCATTCATCTCTACTATGACGGATACAAATAAAAGTATTTTAATCTTTATTTTTTGATAAAGATTAAATTTGTTAGCCTCCTATGGGGCTCGAACCCATGACCTTTTCATTACAAGTGAAATGCACAGCCAACCGTGCTCAAAAGGCAATAATTTTTGTGACCTAAAATGCTCACAAAAAAAACATTTTTAAAATAAATTTACAATTAACCCACCCGAGACTCGAACTCGGAACCTTTGGCTTAGAAGGCCAACGCTCTGTTTGGGGGTTTAAAAAACCCTATCCAATTGAGCCAGTGGGCCACCCATTCTACACACAAATTTTTCACCATTAATCCTCCCCCTATGGGCGCCCCATCGCCCACATTATTCTTGTAGTCGTTTCTTTAAGTTATTTTTCTGCAAATAATATTACACTCGGCGGGAAAAAATAAAAAATATTACGCTAAATATAAATGCGACAAGTGTTTCAAACCTTCCTATTTCAAATAGTATCCATTCTTATATTCGGTTCTTTGTATTGGATTTATAGCGACGATTTTAGCTTAAATGTTAAAAATAAAAATAAGAATGATTTAAGAGCATTAGACTGTTTTTTTACCAGTGTGACTGTTCAAGCTGGCGTCGGTTATTCCATTTTGAATCCTGAAACCAACCGCGCCGTAATACTTTTGATGGTTCAACAATTAATTATGGTTTTTGCAAACATTTTGTTGGTGTATCTTTTTTCAATGCATTTGATATCAAAACGAAAATAATATACAATTTTTTAATTTATAATATTAATATTTTTAATATATTTGATCTCTAGTATCTTATTTCTCTAAATTGTTATTTAAGACGTCGCCAAATAATCTTCTCTAAATTTGTCATATCCGTTTTGAGCAATAAATTTCATTGCCCTTAGCGTGCAACCAAATGAACAACCACTATGTCCATTGTATCCTAGTTGCTCAATTTTTGCGTAAATTCTATGCACTTCTTGGTCTTCTGAAAACATATAAGAATCTGTGTCTTTCTTCATATAATCCCACAATTCCAGTTGACTAATAGCAAAATGCGCGGTTGTATACATGATGCGCGAACTGCTGTCAATAAATTCAAATTGTCCGTTTCCTACGCTCGTCATTCTTGTTTAAATCTTATTTTTTTAATTGTCGTAAATCAATTTTTTATAATAGCTTTCCAAGCGCTTCCATTGTTTCCTTTGGCAACGTCTCTGGAAACTTTGTATTAAAAATTATTATCAAGTTTCCGACGTGGTTTTCTCTCGTTAACCCCATATTGGGAATAACCTTTTCGTAGTTTGGTGGAATTATATTTCCCGTCTGATTGTTGATTGTATAGACCTTTCCATTTATATATTTAATCTCAAAACTGAATCCACACAACGCCTCTTTGAGAGAAATCTCCTTGTGCATTATTAAATCTAATCCGCGTCTTGTAAATTGCGAATCATTATTAATATTAATAAAAACTTTTACATCTCCTTTGCATTTATCATTTATGGAATTACCTTGTTCACTCAATACAATAATCTCATTATGATCAACTCCCTTAAAAATGTCCACATATACTGTAACAACTTCAAATACCTTGGCTCCGTTCTCAACTGACCAACGTTCAATTTCTAGAGGGATCTTTCCACCTGTCAATACAGTTCCCATATTAATATGAATTGTCTTTGTAATTGGTGCCGGTTTTTCAAATCCTTGTCCCATATTTACAGGAACACCGTTTCTGAACACGCGCACGTTTGCTCCTGGAGGAAACGCTCCCGCAAATATTCCTCCTGGAATCCCTCCATGCATTCCTCCAGGCATTCCTCCATGCATTCCGCCAAAAAATAAATTCGCAAACAAATCATTCATATCCATCTCGTCACCGTTACCACCAAAGCTATTCATTCTTGTAAAGGGATTTTTTCTATGCATATCGTATTCGTCTTTCTTTTCATTGTCGCTTAATGTTTCATATGCTTCATTAATTTTCTGAAATGTTTTTGTTTTTTCCACATCTCCTTGATTTCTATCAGGATGATATTTTAATGACAACTGTCTATACGCCTTTTTAATTTCATCTACATTTGCGTTTTCCGAAACACCCAATATTGAGTAGAAACTCTCGCCTGACATTTTTAATATTATTATTTGAGATAAACTTAAATAATAATTTACGAATATAATTAATGGACTACAACCTTTTCATCAATAAATTCCAACCATTGTATTTCAAGGATTTTGAAATTGAACAAGAAATGACAAATATTTTAAAAACATTGATCCAAATGAATAATTTAAACATTCTTTTCATTGGCGACATGGGTAGCGGAAAAACGGCCATGTTAAATGCTCTAATTAGAGAATATTACAATGGTTTTAAAGAATCGCAATACATGGAAAACGTTTTACACATCAACAGTTTAAAAGATCAAGGAATCAACTATTATCGCAATGACGTAAAAACTTTTTGTCAAAACTGTTCTTTAATTAAGAACAAAAAAAAGATTGTTGTTTTAGACGATATTGACCTCATTAATGAGCAGAGTCAACAAGTCTTTAGAAATTGCATTGATAAGTTTAGCAACAATGTACACTTTATATCATCATGTAGCAATATTCAAAAAGTCATTGAAAGTTTGCAATCCAGATTTACTATTATTAAGATTAAACCACTTCAACGCGATAATTTAGCAAAGATTATGAATAAAATTAAGGTAAATGAGAACATTGAGATAGCAAATGATGCAGAAAATTTTATTTTAGATATTTGCAATAACACTGCCAAAATTTTGATTAACTATATGGAGAAGTTTAAGCTGTTAAATATGCCAATAACATTGGAACTTGCAACCAACGTCTGCACAAACATTAGTTTTCACTCTTTTCAAAAATATACTGAATTTCTTAAAAATAAAAATTTAAACGATGCGATACAGTTGATATATTCAATATACGATAAAGGATACTCTGTTATGGATATTTTAGATAATTACTTTTTATTTATCAAAACAACTAACATTTTATCAGAAGATGAAAAATACATTATTACACCGTTTATTTGCAAATATATTACAATTTTTTATAATATTCACGAAGATGAAATAGAACTTGCGCTATTCACAAATAATTTAATTGAGAATTTTGCTTAATTTTAGCAGTTTCTACAAAATTTTATATTTTATAATTATATAGCATGTCCGAATTGATTGTTAAATTTGATGATAAAATAGCGGTTGGATTAAATGGCGCTTTTGTTGTTGCAAATGTTTCTGGTTATGATCATTACATTTTTGTCAACGTTGAACCTTTTGACAATTTTACTCCTCATATTTTGAAACATTTTTCGTTTCCAAAATTAACTACGTTTGTTGGACCAAGGTTGCGTGTGTCAAATGTTTGCAACAAAAATTCATTAAATTTGGACTTTTACACTTACAATTTTAAAGACATATTTTTAAATATGATTGTTAATGACGCTGAATCTTTGTGGTTAGATTTTATTTCTGAAGAAAAACTTGAAAGCTTTAAACAAATAATTTTAACTTTGCGACCAGAAGAAAATCGGGTAGGAATGGATAAACTTAATAAAACTCATTACATTGTTAACATGAAAAATAACGCTGACAAAATAACTATAACTTATCTTAGAAAAGAGTTTATTGATATGAGTATTTTTGAAAAATCTATCTCCAAAAAACACGTTAAATTTATTGAAGAAATTGTAGCAGTTGAGGAAGAAATAGTAGAAGACACTTTGGAAGAAGTGGTTGATAATTTGGAACAACAACTTGCTCAGAATATATGCGAGTATTTAAATAATTTTATTGATGAGAAGGTGGAAGATGAAAAGGTGGAAGAACGCATAGAAGAGTCTATTGTTGAAGTAGAAGATCCTATTATTGAACTTGAAAAAGTGGAAGAAGAAAAAGTAGAAAAATGTCTAGAATATCCTGTTGTTGAAAAGGCGGAAGATGAAAAAGTGGAACAAGAAAAAGTTGAAGAATGTCTAGAAGATCCTATTATTGAAAAGGCAGAAGATGAAAAAGTGGAACAAGAAAAAGTTGAAGAATGTCTAGAAGATCCTATTATTGAAAAGGCAGAAGATGAAAAAGTGGAAGAACGTCTAGAAGAGCCTATTGTTGAAAAGGCGGAAGAACGTCTAGAAGATCCTATTATTGAAAAAGTGGAAGAATGTCTAGAAGATCCTGTTGTTGAAAAGGCGGAAGATGAAAAAGTGGAAGAACGTCTAGAAGAGCCTATTGTTGAAAAAGTGGAAGA